GTTGGAAAGAAATCTCTCAGTCTGGTGACTCCGATTACCGCGAACAGATTCGTAAACACTTTGGTGTGAACTTGCCTCAATCTCTTTCCAATATGTGTACCTATATCGGTGGTATTTCTCGTAATCTTGATATCAGTGAGGTTGTGAACAATAACCTTGCTGCTGACGGTGATACTGCTGTTATTGCTGGTAAGGGTGTCGGTGCTGGTAATGGTTCTTTCACTTATACTACTGATGAACATTGTGTTATTATGTGTATTTATCATGCCGTTCCTTTGCTTGACTATACTATTACAGGTCAAGATGGTCAGCTTCTTGTAACTGATGCCGAGTCCCTTCCGATTCCGGAGTTTGATAATATTGGTATGGAAGTTCTTCCTATGACTCAGATTTTCAATTCTTCCAAAGCATCTATTGTTAATTTGTTCAATGCTGGATATAATCCACGTTATTTCAATTGGAAAACCAAGCTTGATGTTATTAACGGTGCGTTTACCACTACTCTTAAGTCTTGGGTTTCTCCTGTTACTGAATCTCTTCTTTCTGGATGGTTTGGTTTTGGTTATAATGAAGGAGAAACTGATAATAACACCCGTGTTGTCTTGAATTATAAATTCTTCAAGGTTAATCCTTCTGTCCTTGATCCGATTTTCGGCGTTAATGCGGATTCTACTTGGGATACTGACCAGTTATTGGTCAACTCTTATATCGGTTGCTATGTTGCCCGTAATTTGTCTCGTGATGGTGTACCTTATTAAATTTGTTTATTATGATTGGAAAATTTAATCGTATTGATCTTTTGGAACAAAGTTCTGAGTTTATTCCAAATGTTAAACCTGATGCTTTTGCAGTTGCTCCTCAGTTTGATTCTACTGAAGAACTTCGTGTCGAGATTGATGATACTGATGAGACTCGTCCGGTTCGTTATACTTCTGATGTTCGTTTGATTCTTCATACCAAGGACTTGGCTTCTCGTGCTGGTCTTGCTGTTGCTTCTAAATTCGGACAAAGTAAACAATCTCCTTCCCAGATTCAGCAGATTATGGATAAAATGTCTGATGATGATCTTTTGTCTGTGGTTCGTTCTCGTCATGTTCAGTCTCCTTCTGAGATTATAGCTTGGTCTAAGGATTTGTCGGCTCGTGCTTTAGAACTTGAGTTCCAGGCACAACAATTGATTGATGTTGAGAAATCTAAACAAGAGGCAGAGAAAGCGGATGCTGCTTCCGCTGAGACTGCTTCCTCTGAGTAATGGGTCTTCTTGGTTCTATCGCTGGTGGTCTCCTTGGTTTTGGTTCTTCTGCTGCTCAGAATTCGCAGAATAGACAAAATGTCAGGGAGACGAACCAGATGAATTATAAGATAAATCAGATGAATAATCAGTTTAACGAACGTATGGCTATGCAGCAGCGCGATTTTCAGGAGAATATGTGGAATAAGGAAAACGCATATAATACTGCCTCCGCGCAACGCCAACGCCTCGAAGAAGCTGGTTTAAATCCTTATCTGATGATGAACGGTGGTTCTGCTGGTACTGCTCAGTCTGTTGGCACTGGTGCTTCTGCCTCTTCTGCTGGTTCTGCCGTCATGCAACCTTTTCAGGCTGATTATTCTGGTATTGGTGCTTCTATTGGTAACATTTTTCAATATGAGTTGTTGCAATCTGAAAAATCTCAATTGCAAGGTGCTAGACAACTTGCTGATGCTAAAGCAATGGAAACTCTTTCTAATATTGATTGGGGAAGACTTACTGATGAAACTCGTAATTATTTGAAGTCTACTGGATTGGCGCGTGCTCAGCTTGGTTATGCCAAGGAACAACAAGAAGCTGATAATATGGCAATGACAGGTCTTATTTTGCGTGCTCAGCGTTCTGGTATGCTTCTTGATAATGAGTCTAAAGGTATTTTGAATAAGTATCTTGACCAACAACAGCAATTCGATTTGAATGTTAAGGCTGCGGACTATTACCAACGTATGTCTGCTGGATATCTTTCTTATGCTGAAGCTAAAAAGGCTATAGCTGAGGAAGCTTTGGCTGCTGCTCGTACACGTGGTCAGAATATTTCTAATAAGGTTGCCTCTCGTGTTGCTGAGTCTCAAATTGCTGCTAATATTGCTTTCAATCAATCTTCTGCTGCTTATCATAATGAAGAGTCTAGGTTAGGTCTTTCTCAAGATAATGCACGCAGTAAGAATATTGAATCTTGGTATCGTGCTCGAAATGAAAAGAAAAAAAATAGTTATTTTGATTCTGATAAATGGGTAGAGTATGGCACCAGTATTGGTAATACTATAGGTAATTTCTTACCTCATAGAGTTATTAGTACTCGTCGTTAATTTCCCATACTTCTTTTCGTTTTTCCCCCCGGTCCGTAGTGATACGTACCGGGTTTTGTTGTTTGGAGTAACTTCCGGCAACCGCGCGTAGCGTGGTTATGCACCTACTGAATTTCGGGACGTTAGGACTGAAATCAGAGCCGTAGGCTATAGTATTGCCTTCCTTGAAGCTTGACGTTTGCAACGCGTAAGTAATCTCCCTCTAATCTCTTCTCTTCCGTCGCCGTTAAACACCTAAAATATAAATTGGCGAAGCCTACATGAGTTTGCCCGAAGGGAAAGCGATTTACCTCATCGCTTTCAGTCTCCTCTTGTCTAAATAGAGCAAACTCACAGACCAGCCTGCCACCCATATAACTTATGCATTTTTTTTTGCTTATATGTTTTGTTATTAATTTTATTTTGTATATTTGCCCCGTGATCAGAAACCAAGTGTTCTTTTAGCAATTTTTTAACATTTAATCATATTGTTCAACATTTAATATTTGTTAGTTATGGAAAATTATTATTTGTGTTCTATTCAGTCAAAGGTTAATCCTAATCAGAACGAAACTATCCTTGTATCGGTTGATGAAATTTCTCAGTTTGTTTCTTCCAATCTTCGTCCTGATTGTGTTCTTATTATTTCCCAGTGTTCAACTTTTAAAGCGATTCCTGATGATGAAAAATGAAACTAAATCCAAAATTTGGTCTGCAATTATTGCGGCTGCTGTTAGTCTTCTTACGTCTATTGCTCAAATATTTTCGTAAGTAATGATGGTTATGAAATCATTTGTTTATGTTAATGATTTTAATAGATTTGGATAATGAATACTACTTTAATGCAATTTATTGAGTGGCTTTTGCGAAACAATATCAAGTTTACTGTTACTTCTGCTTTTCGTACTAAGGAACAGAACGATGCCTGTAACGGTTCTCCCAATTCCCAGCATCTAACCGGTGATGCCGTTGACTTGAAGCCCGTTGGTCTTTCTGTTGATGATTTTATTTCGTTGGTTAAGAATTCTCCTTTTATATTTGACCAGCTTATAAAATATCGAACGTTTGTTCATGTTTCTTTTGCACGTGTTCGCAAGCCTCGTTATATGGAACTTAATTTTACTGATAGAAAATGATTACAAAGGAATTACAGAATAAGCTAATGACTCGTTGTCAGAACCCTCGTACGGTTACCAACAAGTACACGCATGAATCCGTTGTTGTCTCTTGTGGTTCTTGCCCTTCTTGCCTTCTCCGTCGTTCTGCTGTTCAGACAAACCTGCTTACTGCTTATTCTGCTCAATTCCGTTATGCATATTTTGTTACTCTTACTTATGCTCCTTGTTTCCTTCCTACTTTGGAGGTTTCGGTAATTGAAGCTTGTACGGATGATATTGCTGATGTACCTTGTGTTCCCGATATTAATGACTTGGATGCTGATGACCCTAATACTTATCTTTTTGGCTTTTCTAGCGTTCCTCGTACCGCTTCTGTCAAATTGAAGAATTCCACGGTTGAGAGGACCTTCAAAGACCCCGAGGTTAAGTTTACTTATCCTATGAAATCTAAGGATATCCTTTCTATTTTCGAAAAGGTTAGTCATAATGTCCCGAATAGAATTCCTTATATTTGTAATAGAGACCTTGATTTATTTTTGAAACGTTTAAGAAGTTATTATTCAGATGAAAAATTACGTTACTACGCTGTATCAGAATACGGACCTACCAGTTTCCGCCCGCATTGGCACCTGTTACTGTTTTCCAATTCCCAACGATTCTCGAAAACTATTTGTGAAAATGTACGTAAGGCTTGGTCTTACGGTCGTTGTGATACGTCACTCTCGAGAGGATACGCAGCACTGTATGTTGCGTCGTATCTTAATAGCTTTGTCGCTTTACCCGACTTTTATACTCAAATGCCAAAAGTGGTGCGACCTAAATCCTTCCATTCCATTGGATTTACAGAGTCAAATCTCTTTCCTCGAGAGGTACGAATTGCCGAAGTTGACAAAGTTGCCGATAAGTGCCTTAATGGAGTTGTCGTTGAACGCGGTGGCAAATTTCGCACAGTTAAACCTTCTTGGCCGTATATCCTTCGACTATTCCCCCGATTTTCGGACGTTATTCGTAAATCTCCATCGAACGTTTACCAGTTACTTTTTGCTGCGTTCACAGCGCCCTCACGAGTCGTTCGTAGCGGATGCGCTGATTTGAGTTGTGATCCCTTTAATGTAGACTCTAAACAGAGTATACTGTCTTTTTGTAAACAGTATTTAAATTATGTAGATAATTATGGAAAATCAAATGAACGTAGGAACTTCCTTTCTCCTAAAGCGGATTTACCGCATAGTGATGTTCTCATTCTTACTGAATGTCGTTTGTACGATGGTGTTGATTTGGAACCTCTTCATCGTCTCTCCCGCTTATACCGTTTTTTTCTCGGAATTTCGAAATTTATTCGAACATATTCAACGGACGGATGTTCAGAATTCTTCTGGTCCAGCGGCACTCCTGAAGGAGAACTCTTTGATCGAGATAGATTCTTGCGAATAATCTCTGAAAAAATAGTTAATTTTTGGATTCGTTATGATTATAATCGTCTTGTAGATTTCTATCAGACTCTGGAAGATTCTAATGATAAGGATTTGGTTGAATTTGAGCTTCGGAATTATTCTTTTCGTTATAACAGACCTCCTGATAATGAGGAAACTCCTTACAATGAACTCCCTCTTGTTCGTCGCTTGGCTGCTGCTTCATTGATGAAATGTCGAGATAAGGTTAAGCACAAGAGGGTTAATGATTTGACTGGTATTTTCTCTTATTGAGAGTCTAATGTTTAATCTTTAAATATTTTTTTATGGCTTCTTACACTGGAATGTCCAATCTCCAGAATCATCCTCACCGTTCTGGATTTGATATTGGACGTAAAAATGCGTTTACCGCGAAAGTTGGTGAGCTTCTTCCTGTTTACTGGGATATTTCTATGCCTGGTGATAAGTATAAGTTTAATATTGAGTATTTTACTCGTACTCAGCCCGTTGAGACTTCTGCTTATACCCGTTTGCGTGAATATTTTGATTTCTATGCTGTGCCGTTGCGTCTTCTCTGGAAGTCTGCTCCTTCTGTATTGACACAAATGCAGGATGTCAATCAGATTCAAGCTTTGTCTTTGACACAAAATCTTTCTTTGGGTACTTATTTACCTTCTTTGCCTTTAAACCTTATTTATTCTTTTCTTCAGTATCTTAATGGAGGTAGTAATAATCCTGGTTATTCTGATGGAAAGTTTAATATGTTTGGTTTTTCTCGTTCCGATTTGTCTTTTAAGTTGTTAAGTTATCTTGGTTATGGGAACATTATTCGTACGCTGCCTGTTTCTGGTAATCGTTGGTGGTCTACTTCTTTAAAGTATGATACTACTTCTAATTATTCTCAAGCTTATATTCAAAATAATTTCGTAAATATATTTCCTATTCTTACTTATCAGAAGATTTATCAAGACTTTTTCCGTTGGTCTCAATGGGAACTTTCTAATCCTTCATCTTATAATGTAGATTATTTCTCTGGTACTTCTCCTAATCTTGTTACTTCATTGCCTTCTAAGGACTCAGATTATTGGAAATCCGATACAATGTTTGACCTTAAATATTGTAACTGGAATAAGGATATGTTGATGGGTGTTCTTCCGAATTCTCAATTTGGCGATGTTGCCATAGTTGATGGCGATAATTATTCTATTCCTGACGTTGTTTTGGGCAAAGGTAGTGTTACGAGTCCTGTTGGTATTGCTTCTGCCGTTTCTTCTAATTCTGCTCCAGTTCCTTTCTTTGCTTTGCAAGCCTCTGCCTCTAATACTTTACCTGTGGGTTCTTCCCTTCGTGTTGATTTATCAACTTTGCAATCTCAATTTACGGTTCTTGCTCTCCGTCAAGCAGAGGCTCTCCAGCGTTGGAAAGAAATCTCTCAGTCTGGTGACTCCGATTACCGCGAACAGATTCGTAA